AGAGTCATGAAGCGCAAAGGCCTCTGGCAGACCTATCACGGTCCGCGCATTCGCCAAACGCTGCAAGTCGCGAAGCAGATCGGACAATGGTATTCCGGCTTAACGTTCAGGCCCTCTGCCGCGTAAGCGGCACCGAAGAACCGGGTGAATTCGGTGAACAGCGAGAACCGCCAACACCGAGCCAAGCGTCGAAAGACGAAGGTGTAACGACTAGAGCGCAAGCTCGTAGGGCCAAGCGGCCCGAAGCCCCCGGCCCCCGAAAGGGGTGATGAGATAGTCTCCTCTGCATGGGAACATGCAGCAGCCCGAAAGGGCGGTAGTGGAAGTTAGCGTTTCCGCTGCGAAGGCCTGGATGATCAGTTGCTGAACCCCGCCATTGACTTGTTCAATGACGCGTATTTCGAGCCGAAGATGGTTGTCGTTCCGGTGATCCTGTCAATGCAGGAAATCCTCAACAATGAGGGCGAAGGCCAGCTGATGGATGTCTATGATGCCTACATCGACGCGGCCGAGCGTTCACTGGAAGACATCATGGACGCCGCGCTGTACGGCGACGGCTCGCTCAACGGCGGCAAGCAACTGACCGGCCTCGCAACCGCGATCCCGATCATCAACAACACCGGCGTCTATGGCGGCATCGATCGCGCGCCAGCAGCGAACGCAGTGTGGCGGACGGCGACCTACGACGCCAACGCTGCGCCGTTCACGTCGATCGGCACGCAAGTCAACTCGACCACGATCCGCCCGATGCTCAACCTGATCATGACCAAGCAGTCCCGCGGCAAGGATTACGCGGACCTCCTGATCATGTCGCCCGAGCATTACGCGGCTTATGATGCTGCCACGGTGGCAATCCAGCGCATCACCAACGAAACATCGATGGGCAAGCTGGGCTTCAGTTCGTTGGAGTACATCGGCGGCGGCAAGCGCGCCGAGATCGTGATGGACGGCGGCATCGGATCCAACATGCCGGCGAACACGACCTTTGGCATCGACACTGACAGCCTCCGGTTGCGTTACCATCCGAACCGGAATTTCGACACCCTGTTCGAAGGCGACGGCATGATGCCGATAGACAAGGATGCGGTGGCGCAATTTATTGGTTGGATGGGCGAATTGACCATGGTCAACCCGTTCTTCAACTGGCGCTTCTACGACAGCAACCCGGCTGCCTAATACAACTTTTGCGGAAGTGGCCTCCAACCGCCCCGCAGAAACCGGAGCCGTCCCGGCAAGGATCTAACGCCTTCCGAGCGCTTTGCCGAAGACGGCTCCGGACCAATTAACAACGGAAGGAAATCCCGCCTATGGCTATCCAGCAAGACCCCGATGCATCGGTCGTCGCATTGTTCAAGATGATGGCGCAGAAGAATGAAACCGAAAGCATCCGACAGAACCGCCCGGTGTTCGATGACCTCGAGGTGGTCGAATTGCGTTATCCCGGCTCCAAGAACGTCGGCGTTTATCCCGCCACCGGCTTCTCACATTGGATCACCGCACCCGATGGCAGCCAGCAGGCGCTGACCTACGCCGAGCGCTTCCGGCGGCAGTATCAGCAATTCAAGCATGAAGCGGTGCAGACCAAGTCGGGCACGCCGCTGGACTACGGACGCTTCCTGACCGAGGCGCGCCGCGCCGAGTTGCGGGCGCAGAACATCTACACCATCGAGGCGCTGGCCGCGATCGACGGGCTAGAACTGAAGAACCTCGGCATGCACGGCCGCGACCTCAAGAACAAGGCGCAGGAGTATCTGGAAGAGGCGCGGACCGGCGCGCCGAATACCCAGATGCTGTCTGAACTGGAAGCGCTGCGTGCCAAGAACGCACTGCTCGAGGAAGACATTCGCGCCATCAAGGACCGGTCGCCAGACTTCATCCCGACACGCGAAGATCGCTTCGACGGCATGAACCTCGATGAACTGCGCGAGTTCGTCGCCACCAACACCGGCCAGGCCCCGCTTGGCAGCATGAACCGTAAGACCTTGGTCCGGCTGGCGCGTGACGCCGCCGGCAATTCGACCACGAAGGCGGCATGACGATGAGCCTGTTGTCGGTGGTGCGGGATGTCTGTGCGGCGGTCGGCGTAGCCATTCCGCAGTCCATATTTTCCGGCATCACCGGCAACAGGACCATGCAGGAGATGCTGTCACTCGCCAACGAGATGGCGCAGCGCATCGCCTACGACAACCGCGACTGGACCGCGATGAAAAAGACCGCGACCTTCGTTGGTGATGGCGTCACCACGGCGTGGGATCTGCCGGCTGACTACAAGCGGATGCTGCTGACTTCGAATGTGTGGCGATCAACCTCGTCGCAAACAGCGATGCACTTTGTTCCCGATACCGATGAATGGCTCAACCGTCGCGTCGACAACGGGGATAGCGACAATGCGTGGGGTGAGTGGACGATGATGGGCGGCCAGATGCATATTTTTCCCGCGCTGGCGGTCGATCAGAGCGCTTATTTCGCCTATCTCCACAAAAATTGCGTGAGACTGTCCAGCGGCGGCGTCAACGACGTTTTCCAGAACGATGACGATAGCTTTGCGCTGGACGAGCGCGTTTTCAAGCTCGGGATGATTTGGCAATGGAAGGCCCAAAAAGGGTCGCCTTACGCCGAGGACATGGGTACCTACGGCGACGCGCTGACCTACGCGATGGGCCATGACAGTCCGGGGCCGATCATCGTCGGCCGGGGCCGGGCGATCTATCGGGGAAGTTCAAATGCCTGGGTGGGGCCATGAGCCAGCACCAGTTCTTTCGCCGATCCCCAGTATCGCCGCAGGCGGCGCAACAGTTGCAAACCATCACGATCCCCGCGCCCACCCGCGGACTGATCCTGAACGAGAACGAAGCCTTCATGCAGCCCGGCGCGGCGCTGGTCTGCGACAACTGGAAGCCGACCATGCGCGGCGTCAGCCTGCGCGGCGGCTGCGAGGAATGGTGCCAACTACCGGAAACGACCCCGGTCATTTCCGCGTTTGAATACAACAGCGGTGTCACGCATCAGATTTTCGCCGCCAATCAGACCAAGATCTACAACGTCACGACCTCGACGCCGGTCGAGGTCGATGCCACCCGGACATCGGGTAACCATGTCGCCTCGCAGATGGCCAACCAAGGCGGCGACTTCATGATCGTCGCGGACGACGCCGGCGACCCGCTGCTGCGCTACGACGGCACAACATGGACTTCGCTCACTACGACGACGCCTGTGGATTGGGTCAACGGCGCGGCGTATGTCATTGACGACCGGGTGCGCGATCCCGCCGACGGCTCGCGCTGGAAGTGTCTGGTGGCGCACAGCGCGCCGGCGTCCGGCACCTTCGAAGCCGACCGCATCGCCAATCCGTTGCGCTGGGGCTTTGACGTGGCCGCTGACGATGCGCCGTGGATCATTGGCCCGGCGGGAACGTCGGTCGAGAATGGCGAGGCGTTGACCTACGTCTGCAAGTACCGCAACCGCTGGTTCTTCATCGAGCGCCAGAGCATGAATGCCTGGTATCTCGGGCTGAATGCGGTTGGCGGCCAGTTAAACCTTCTCCCGCTGTCGGGCGCGGCGACCAAGGGCGGCAAGCTGCTGTTCTGCGCCACATGGTCGATCGATGCCGGTGATGGCATCGATGACAAACTGGTGTTCTGCACCGACCTCGGCGAGCTTCTGATCTTTACTGGCGGCAACCCGGCCGACGCCGCACAATGGCGGCAGGAGGGCCGATACGAGATGTCGCCGCCGCTGGGCATGAACGCGCATCTGGCGGTCGGCGGCGATCTGCTGATTGCGACTGTTGACGGCATCCTTCCCACCAGCGGCGCGATCACCAAGAGCCGTGCTGAGTTAGAACTCGCCGCGATCACCCGCAACATCAAGCCGATGTGGCGCGACGAGGTCAACGACAAGCGCGAGCATCACTGGACGCTGTGCAAGTGGGATGAATACGGCGGGATTTTTACCACGCTCCCCGGAGGCCTGCCGGGCAAGCAGCGCTGCCTGGTCGTCAACTCCGCGACCGGCGCGTGGGGACGGTTCACCGGCTGGGACTGCATGTGCTTCATGCGGCTGGGCGGCGACATGTTCTTCGGCACCCAGACCGGCCAGATCATGCTGGCCGACCGCACCGGCTACGACAACGGCGTGCCGTACATCGCGACGCTGGTCGGCGGCTGGGAGATGTTCTCCTCGCCATCGCAGACCATTACCTGGCGACAGGCGCGGGCGTCATTCTTCTCGCGTGCCGGCGAGCCATTTCAGCCGCAACTGGCGGCGACCACCGATTACGTCATTACGGTGCCGCCGCCGCCTAATGCTGGGCCGGATCCGGGGCTGCTAGACCTCTGGGACGAGGGCCTGTGGGGTCCGAATGTGAGCCTCTTCTATCCGGTATGGGCTAATTCGCACGCCTACGCGATCGGGGATCAGGCTTATGACGACGTGGCAGAAAGCAACTGGGATTGTGCCGTGGATCACACCAGCGCGGCATCCGGCAATCTCGCCGAGGAGCGTGCCGCGAACCCGACCTATTGGACGCTGTCCGGCACGCAACCCGCACCGTCACCGATCCCGACCCTGCCAGAGATGGATGACTATGCGCAGTGGGACCAGCCGGCACCGCCGCCATCCGTGCGTAACACGATGTGGGTGTCGATCGGCATGACCGGCTATTCGCATGCGCCGGTGGTCCAGGTGACGGTGGCGCAAAACGCTAGGCCGATCGTAGACCTGATTTCAATCGCCGCGACGTTCGAACGGGCGGGCGTCAATGTGTAGGAGAGTGCAATGGTAGACGTTATTC